AAAGAGGGTGGTAAAAAAGTTGTAAAATTTACAAAAAAGATTTTTAACTTACAGGATAGACTGAGAAAACTGAATCTTGGTGGTAAAATTAAAGATATTCCTGGAATGTATATGGGAGGAACGTCTGATGTTTTTAATAAAAGTATACATGATATAACACAAGATTATAAACGTGGAGATACTTATAGAGATGGGGGAGGACATATGTCTTTTAGACATGGTGGAGCAGCGGGACCAAATAAAGTACTATAGTTATGAATGAAAAGCTAAAAAAATTATTTCAATTACTGTTTAAGAAGTCAACAGCAAATAAACCTAATCTTCAGCAGAAAGTAGGATATCCTCATTTAGGAAGTCTTGAAGCAAACTTTCAAGATTATATTAAGAAACAAGGAATGCTAGGTAATAAAGGATGGGGTTTTTCTAATCCAAAAAATATAGTAAAACCTAGACCTGAACAAAACATAAGAAAAAATGTAAAGTCAGAACAATTAAAACTGGATCTTAAAAGAGGAGGCTGTGTAGGACCTAATGGAATATTATGATATGAGGTTATTTTTTTGTATATTATTAATATCAGGATGTGGTTTATTTAACCCAGAAAAATATAATCCTAATCCAAGACCAGTAGTTGAAGAAGCATGTTGTGATAAGGAAGTATTTAGTCCTGAACCTGTAGATGTAGTTGAACGTATAAAAGTTTTCTTTACAGATACAGCACATGTTGGTAATTTGATGTTGGATACTAACTTAGTTAGTGATTTAATAACTGAATATGTATACGTAGCAGATCCAAGTCGTTCAGATTTTGATAGTATTTTTGTTTCTGTTATAGAATATGTAAAATTAGTTACAGTTGATACATTATATATAGATGATATTGACTATACACACAAAACTGTATATATAGAAGTATCTGATGAAGTATTAGTGAGAGATACTATAGTAGAAATACAAAATCAAGATGTAATTATTTCTAATGTTCCTAATATACAAGAAATATTAGATGAATCATTTGGAAATAATAAAGTGTATGACCTTAACGGTAAAATTATACGTAGACCAAAAGGTGTATATATAGAAAATGGAAAAATAAAATATATTAATAATTTAAAATAAAATATTATGCCTGCAAATATGAAAAAAGCTGGAATCAAATACAACGGAGGTGGACAACCTGTTATTAATCACATGGGAATGAAAGTTCCTGGAATGACATATGATACAGGTGGTGCAGTTGCTAATGCTGCCAAGCAAGCACTACTAGATGCACAAGCATTACAGAGACAAAATCTAAGTTTTACGGATTATTTAAAGATGAGGAATGAGGAAGATAAAGCAATGAAGGCTCCAGGTTCTGAAACTCTTGCAAAATTTGGTGGTACTCCTAAAATGAAAACTGGAGGAAATCCTGTACAAAAGATTAAAAAAGCGGTTAGCGCAGTAAAGAATTTTTTTAGTAAGAAACCAAAAGTTAATAAAAATGTAATAGATGACACAAATGTAGGAAAACTTCTTTTTAGGGGTGTAAACCGTAAAGGTGAAAGCACTTTTAAAGTAGGTACAAGTGGTAAAGTGCTTCATGAAAGTTCAAACATATTACCTAGATCACAGAAGTTTCAAAATTTATTAAAGAATTGGAAAAAAACAACCAAATAGAAATATATGAATTTACTAAAAAAGATTTTTTCAGGTGCCGGAAGTAACCTAATAGAATCAGTTGGTGGTGTAATAGATAATTTAGTAACAACAGACGAAGAAAAACTTGAAGCTAAAAGAAAGCTTAAAGAAATGATAATGAACCATGAGGTTCAGATGGAGAAACAAATAACTGACCGTTGGACGGCAGATATGAACTCTGATAGTTGGTTATCTAAGAATGTAAGACCAATGGTTCTTATATTTTTAATTATATGCACTATGCTTTTAATATTTATTGACGCAGGTGCAGTTAAATTTGAAGTAGAAGAAAAATGGACAGATCTACTTCAATTAGTATTAATAACAGTCATTGGTGCCTACTTTGGTGGTAGGACCGCTGAAAAATTTAAAAAGAAATAATTATGCCTCCTAAAGATCCAAAAAAGATAGCAGCATGGCGTAAGGCAATTATAGCTCTTGCTGAAAAACTTAAAAGAACAGCAACTCCTACAGCTCCTAAAAGAGGTAGACCTAAAGGTAGTGGTAATGCTAATAAAAGCAAAAGTAAAAAAAATGTTAAAACAAATGTTAATAAAAACAAAAAATCTCTTTATGAGAAGCTTAATCCAAACATAAATCCTTTTGCTCAGAAATTTGGTCCTGTGGATTTGATGACAGCTCCAGTTAGATGGCCATGGAATGCTACTAAATGGGCAGTTAAAAATCCGAAAAAATCTATATTAGCAGCTTTAGTTGCAGAAAGAGTTGGTAATTATATGGGTTTGTGGGGAAATAAAGGTGGTGGAAATAGTAATACACTGGAAGTTTCTGGTACAGATCAAATAATAACAAATGATAGCAGTGTTGAGTCACAAAATTTAGGACAAACTGATGATTTTAAAGGGTTTGAAAGAAGAGGAGGAAGAGTCAGACGTGGTGGACAAAGAAAATATGGTGGACAAAGACTAGGTGCTAAGAAAATGGGTGGAGTTCCCGGAATGAGTAAAGGGGGAAGCTCTTTAGTAAAAATTAATGGTAATTGGACTAGAAAATAAATAATATGGCAAGAATAGATAAAGGTAAAATGTTTGGAAGGTCAAAGACTAATACTAATTTGGAGGTTAAAAATGCAAATAGAAGATTTGGTTATACAAAACCTACAGAAAAAATGAAATCTGGTATTAAAAATTCAGACAGTGCTGCAAAAGTACTTAAAAATAAGAAAATAGGTGGTCCAGTTAAAATATCTCCTTTTACAAGGCCTGCTTTTCTGAATAAAAAAAATTTACAACCTTTACCCAGTAATACTGTTAAAATAAACGGCAAATGGATAAGAAAAAAAGATTAATATAATGAGAAATACATTTATTTTTAGAAGTAATGGTAAAAAGAAAAGACCTGGCGTCCACTCTAAAAATGCTAGTAGATCTCAAAATTCCTATAAAAAACCTTATAGAGGTCAAGGAAAATAAAAAACTGATAAACTATGGTCTGTAGAGGTATGACAGATACTGATGAGGAAATCATAATAATAGAAGTTCCTTGTATTGATCTTACTGGCTGGTATAATTCTAATTTTGGTATGCCTAATCCACAATATGATCTTCCTCCAATTGATGCAATTCCTATGTATTGGGGTAATCTTATAGAATATGAAAATGACTATGAAATTACCAATTGTGCAACTCTTTTTAATTATATAAATACAATAAGTACAGATAGTACAGGTTATTATGGTTTTACACAACAAGCTTTATGTAATCCTGATCCTAGATGGCATTTAATAGAATCTGGTGGACCGGCTGGATATTATCCTCCTCTGACTTCGCAGTTAATGGCATATTTATGTCCAGAAGAATGTAACACTTGTACAGATGAGGTAGTTGTAGAAGAAGATGATGAAGGAGGAGGAATGCCAACACCTCCAGAAATATCACGATGTGATTGTTGGGAGAATGGAAATGATTATATGTCTTTCCTGTGGGATCCTAGTCCAGGTTGTTGTTATGGTTGTATGGATGAAAATGATTGGTTTTATGATGATTGGGCAACATGTCATGTGCAACATGCATGTAAAGATGATGCTAATGGGGCATTATGGCCTTGGATGGTATGGAATTCGGGCGCTAATCCTGCTGGTGATATCATTGGTTGTGAACCTGCTGATAGAAGAATTCCTGGATCTCATTTTGAAGATAGATCACAAGGTAGAAAAAACGGTCCTAAATTGGATGCTAATGGTAAACCCATTACAAAATAAAACCGTTTAATCAAAATTGGTTTTAAGAGTTTCCTCTTTCCTTAATCAGTCCCTCAAGAATTATAAGATAGTTTATGGCATCTCCTATTTTTTCTTCTAACAGTTCATCTGTTGGGACTTCACCGGGGCATTTGCTAATAATATTTTTGATTGACTCAAAATGCTTACAAGCATATTCCCATGCTACACCTTCTGGTGTATCGTGAAAAGAAAAACCTACTCCTTTTTTAAATGATTGGAATACATCTAGGTCAGTAGCATATTCGTTCATTTTTATAGAATAAGTTTCTCTAGTTTTATTGAACCTCTGTTCTAGAAGTTCCATGAATTTGTCATAAGTCATGCTTCTTTCTCAGCCTGTCTTAAAACTTCAGGATCAATGCTAGGCATAAAATCCTCATTCACATTCTTAGGAACAGTAGGTTCCTGCATATTAATGATTTTTTCTAAATCCATAAATAAAATAATTAAAAATTAAAGTTCTTCACCGAAACATTTTTTCATTAATCTAGTTAATGATTTTTCAATGTGAGTGATTCCTTCTGTTAAGGCTGTAAGCATAAATGCTGTTAGCCAAAATAATATAATGATCAATAATAAAATAGATCCGCTTGTTATCTTAATGCAAGATAATAAAAAACTAAGAACTTTTCCCATAATACTTAAAATATTTAATTTGAAAGTCAGATGTTTGTTTTCCAACTTTATCTAATCCCTTTTCTGTTAAGTGATTATTTATTACAATCATTTGTGGTTTATCCATTTCTTTTAATATCTGTTCATCTGTAATAGTTCTAACACATTTTCCATCATAAAACATTGCTATAATATTTTTTGTCCATAAACATCCATATTTAATAAAGTGCTTTCTAGGATCTTTAAACATCATACCTGCACGTGCTGGTATACTAGTTTTAGTTCCTTCAGCTACAATACCGTGGTGAATACATGATTCTACTTTATTGTATGCTAATGGATTATGTATATTAAAATGTAAATAGTCTTGTCTAGTTCCTGTATATGCTTCAAATATATCTATTTCAGGAGGCCATGGTGATCCATACATCCAAAATGCAGGCCATAATGCATATCCTGTAGGAAGCTTTGCTTCTATTTCAAAATACCCATGATGAAACTTTTCTAAAGAGGATATAAGACCTACTCCATAGTTTGGATTATATACTGTGTCTCCGTGTCTAATTTCTCTAGGATTATAATGTGTTTTTAAATGTAACACTTTATCCTTGTCTATTTCAACAGCAGATGGATCATAATAATTCCAAGATTTATCTGGATGTATTATTCCCCATGGTTCTTGTTTAAGCCATCTATATTCTGACCATCTAATAACTTCTTTCATAATTTTTATCTTTAAAATATATATCTAATTCTATTCCAAGGAATAATATTATCATGTTCTTTAATAAATGCATCAACAAATTGTTTTTTTATTTCATGTTTATATCTTATATTTTCTCCTCCGTATTGTGATATTTTTGTTTCTTGCATTTCAGGTACCCAAAGATCTTTTTCTTCTTTCTTTTTTCCATCTAAAAGATTACGATAATGTCTATTTGCATTATGTGTTAAAAATATACATTCTGCTAATACATTACCTGTATCTTTTACATGATTATTAATTAAAGCAAATAGTTCTTCATAATCATCTAACCATCCATCATATACCATAATAGGACTAAAATTAAGATGTACTTCATATCCGGCATCTTTAAATTTATTTATTGCTTCTATTCTCTCTTGTATTGTAGATGTTTCTGGTTCATGAAGTTTACGTTTTACTTCAGGAATCATACTAAATCTAATTCTTACTTTTCTTTTAGGATTGTATTTAAGAAAATCTTCATTGACATATTTAGTTGCAAAACTTGCCATTATTTTATCATGATTTTTAAAAAAGTCAAATATTCTTTTCCATTCATGATATTTAGCATGAAGAGCAAAGTCTTCATTACAACTTATATCATATGTAATAAATTTTTCATGAGTTTGATTTGGTTTTTTTACTTCTAATGGAGCAAATAAAGAGTGGTTGTTTATTTCTGTTAAAATCTGATTTGTGTTTTTAGCTATAGATAATCCGTCAGGCTTATGCCTCTTCATATAACAATATGAACAATTATATAAACATCCCCAGCCAAAACTAGGAGATATAAAGTCTGTAGATCTACCCGAAGGTCTAATCTTCAGACTTTTTCTTATCTCTTTAGTTACTTTCATATTTTAAATTCTTCAAAAGTATCATAATCTTGTGCTTCCATATCAGCTTCATAATCTGATCCTGTCATAATGGATTGACTCCATACACCTGCAGATTCTGGTCCAGGTATATGCCCATTACCATTTTCATCTATCCAATTTTTATCCATTTGATGCAAACCAGCTTGACTTAATAATTCTGCAGTCATAAATTCATGAAATTTAACTTGATCACTCATCCATGTTCTTGGGTGAGATTTCTTAAAAGCATGTGTAACATGATTATAAAATGTCCATGCATTATTAAGATCAGCATTATAATTATAAGATGGTTCTTTCATTTCCGCTTTAATACAAGAAACTTGTGATGCATCTATAATTTCTTCATCTAAAAATAATCTTCCAACTAATTCAGCTTGTTGTTTTTTAGGTAAGAATATTCTTCTCATCTGATTTTTATCTTGAATTAATTTAGTATAATATTTATTAGCTGATTTAATTTGTGAACTTATTTGAGTATGAATATCATGATCCGCCTTACCTGTATGTTTTCTAGCATAGTTTGCCATGTCTCCACATAACATACCATTGCTACATACATTTACGAAAGCTCCTACAGCACACTGAAATCGTGTACTTTTATCATAAGAATTAGTCCAAGCAAACATCATTCCCATTTCTTCATCTTCATTTGAAGCAAGGTGATATACTCCTTGTGCTACTTTGGCATTCATATTTGCCCTGTAAAGTTCTTTTGTGATTGTAAAGCCACTTATGTCTAATAGAGTTTTAGTTGTCTCTATAACGTCTTTATGAGGAATAACTGTATAAGTTTTTCCATGATTAGGTAGTGGAGCTGCCACTAACATATCTTTTGTAGTAGTTGTTGGTCTTGTGTATCCCATAATTTATTGGTTTTAATTGCCAGAGGGGAGTCATGCACGAATGGATACCTTGACTCCCTTGGACTTATTGCAAATATAATAATAAAACTTACTCAAACAATAACAATTGATCACTTTTTACACCAATTATGTTGTTTATTTCTTTCTCAATTGCATTTAAATAATATTTTTCATTAATGTCATAGTCTGACCATTTTTTATTTTCTATCTTATTCATTACAGTTTGAACCCATTGCCCAGACTCTAATTGAATTTCTCTTTTATCATTTTTATTTATCTTTACTATTTTACAACCTTTATTTGAAATATAATATCTATTGATTTTTTGTAATTCATCTTGTCTTGCAACTTGATCTTTAACATATATAGCATGTTGTCTCCATACTCCTTTAGATTTAGCTCCTATACAATAATCAAGAATATTTCTATTGTGTTTTATTGTATATTCTGGTAAAGTTCCATCAACAAAGTATGCATATAATGCTTTTGGAATAATTAATTTAGACTTGTTTTTATGAAGAGCTAACCCTTCAAATTCAAATCTACCTTTACATTTAGCTTTACCATTACTATCTACTGCTATATAATTGTTAACATCAGCTAATACTAGTTTGTTATATTGATCATGTTCAAGATTAAGACCAGTTATCTTCTCCCATTCTTTACATACTTCCATATATTGAGGTATGTATTCTCTAGGTATTATAGTCTCAACACCATCAGTGTTTTGCATTAAAGCAACAGCTTCTGGTATTCTTGTCATAATCATTTCATATAACATCATTAGTGTAAGCTGACCATTAACAGTAATAAACATAGTAAACTGTGGATCATATAGAAAAGAATTCTTATCATTACTTAACCCGTAAGTTGAGTTCAAAATAATTTTATATACATAGTTCATTGGATCACTCTTTGGTATCTTCTTTCTTTCATCAAAAAACCATTTGTATAATTCACAAAACTTTTCTTTAGGAATATGAGCCGGTGCATACTTATTAACAATAGCTAAATTTGGATAGAAACTAGTAACGTCTGATGACATTATAACTCTCTCACTATCAGACTCATACACTCCAGCTTTAGTAGCACCGTGGGCGCCACCTAATCCAAAGTCAGTTTTAACACCTTTATATTTAACAGATGATTTAAACCCTCCTTTAGTATAATTAGGATTTACTTCTACTGTTTTAAACTTCTCTAATAAAGTTCTAAACTCAAGTGTTTCAAATTTAGTATAGTCTAGTATAAGATCTTTAACTTTAATTACATTTCTAAAAGTTCTTAACTTTTTAACTTCATATTTTGGCATATCTAGTTCCCTACTAAGATAATAAGCGAAGATTTCTTTACTTATTCTTGGTTCAGAGGCACTAAATAAATTAATATTATATTTTTCAGTTAAGTTCTTTCTTAATGCTATTAAAGGTTTACATCTATTAAAAATTTCTTTAGTTGCTTCTACATCATTAATACAATATTCAATAACTAGATCTAATTGATCTTGTTTTTCTATTAAAGTTTCATGATGTATAGGCATATCTAAGATGTTTTCCCAGTCCATAGTATATTCTATCCACTTAAGACTAGATCTTTTAGCCATGTTATCCCAATGGTTTAATTTAAATACATCTATTTGTTTAATAGACATATGCCATTCAGGAAACTCTTGAAATTCATGGGCATTGCTTTTTTCTATGCATTTTTGTGCATAATGATAAATTTCTTCAGCAACAGTTTCTCCGTCCATCATCTTTAAATTCTCATAGTCTTTTATTATATAGTGAGTGATCTGTGCATCAAATGCTAATCCATTATAGGATATGTGCCACTCTTTATTCCGTATATTTTCTTTTAAGAATTCTATGAACTTATCAAAATCATTTTGTAGTTTACATATTGAAAAGATTTTAGTCTCTTCAGTTTTGTAATGTGTAAATACACCCACAAAACAATTAGATAATGTTTCATAGTCCATTACCCAGTGATTCATATAAAA